ATAAATGCTTCAACTTCTTGAGGTGGAATATTACCTACGTTAATATAGAAAATACGTTTTTCTGGGGCGCGAGCAATTCTGTGAATAAGCATTGCGTCTTCCATTAAAATGTATTGTTTAAATAGACGGCGAGCTGGTTCAAGATATGAACGTCCGTAAGGAAGATAGTTAACATCCGTTAATAAACGGAAATGAGCCATCTCATAATTGTCAAATGTAATAGTATTTTCGGTAGGCTTAGTATTTGGTGTAGCATAATAACCTGAACCTCCTGTATAGTAACCATCAGGTGAGTACACAAATTGTACCTTAGCTGGGTTAGCCATATCAAAATTTTCACGTCTTTGAATATGGTATGCTGTATAAGGGATTACATTATATACACCAAATTTTTCTGCGATTTCTAACTTAAGGAAGAAATCACCGTACTTACACATTTGACGAACCCAAGACCATAGGTTGAATTCAATGTTAAGTACATCATAGAATAAGTTGTAAAGAATTTTCTGGATATCATCATCGCTACTTCTAATTTGAAGTACTTCACCCATATCATTCTTTAAAGTACATTCGTCAGCTATAATATCAAGAGCAGATGCTACAATCGCATCTGTATCCATTGTATCGTAGTCACTATATAAGTAAGTTCTAAGATACTGATATTGTAAATTAAATTGCTGACCCAAAAGAGATGTAGCAGCTGGGTTGGTATAGATTTTTCCGAATCTGTCTACTAGAGAGTTTGTTTGGAATTCACCACTAGTTTGAATGTGATCAGTGTCAACTACTTTTAGTTGGCTGCCTCCTTCATTCCTGATAACTACATCAGTTGAAAAAAGTCTTCTTAATCTTGAAAATATACTAGTATCAGCCATTGCTTAAATTATTGTTATAAATATCAAAGAAGCCAACGGAGGTCTTCTTGTTGATTGTTTATTTTTTGTGTATAGGGGTTTTGAACCATATTACCAGAATATACTCCCCCTTGTGTTTTTGTCATGTTACCCAAAGCAGCTCGAGTCATGTCTAAACCTTGCTGCTGGAATTTAAGTGAAGTGTCTCTTAAAAGCATTGCTATACCAAAAGACATTACCAAATCATCGTTATAACCACCTTGTGCTTCTGGTCTACCATTTTTCCAAATGAATACTTTCATTTCTTCTAGTAAACGCTTTGATTGAATTGTTACAGAACGATCTCCAACATATTCTCTAAATTTGTTTACTACTAGTGGTCTAGTTTTTAAAGACATTGTAAAACCAGGTGTCATATTGCTTCCGAACTCATGTCGGTTAAAATACGACTCAGCTGTTAATTGGTCACTCTTAGGTGACTGATAGAAATTCTGATATCCACGTTCTATAACAGTTTCGATTGTTGCCCAACCTACTGATGCGTTTTCTACTACTAGAAGTGCGTTATTATATTCTGAAGCTAAACCTACAAGAAAATGTCCAAATTCTTTTGGTGATAATTGTCCTTTATATTCTGCTACTTGAGTATTAGTTTCAATATCCATTACGTGAGCAGCCGAAAAGTCTCTACCATCTCCTCTAGCAACGTCGGCTACTACCATATAGTCTCTTGAGTAGTCAGCAGGTTCCCAAACCCATAGATTCTTATCTGCTCCGCGTCTTTCAACCGGTTCTTTAATGGTAGTTTGGGCTATAAATTCAATCCATTCTGGATAAAATACAGTTTCACCTGAAGTTGAAAAGTCACAGTCACATTCTTGTGCTGCCATTCTAGGATCACCTAGAAGTTCATCTTGTCGTTTTCTCCAAGCCTCGTCTCGTTCAGGGTGTACGTACCAAGGTAACTTGATAGGTAAAAAGTCGTTCTCCTGAGCTTCCGCTCTCACCCATGTCTGGTGGAACCAGTTTCCAGTTCCATAAGGGGTTGAGAGTACTATTGCTCCACCACCCGTTGCTAGTGTTTGTTGTGCTGATGCCCATATTTCACCAATGTTTTCAATGAACGCGGCCTCATCCACTATCAGCAAAGATACTGCTTCTGATCGACCTGCGTCACCAGCTGCTGATACTGCTTTAATTTGAGAACCGTTATTCAGTCGTAACGTTAATTTGTTATTTTCTTCGGCTGGTACTTTGAGCCATGAAGGTAAATTCTCGTACATGAATTTTACCTTGGTTACCATGTTTTTAGCTGTTTCTTGTTTGGTTGCTAAACAAAGTACGTTTTTGTCTTTGTGGAACATCATCCACCAAAGCGAATACCCTGCTGCTAGAGTAGAGATACCTAGCTGGCGGGATTTAAGTACGATAGAGTATGGGTTGTCTTTCCATAGGTTAAGTACCTTACCTTGGAAAGGATATAAATTAAAGATAACACGACCACGTTGTGGGTGTTGAATATAACAGTATTTTCTCATAAAGTGGGCTGGGTCTTGAGCACACTTTACAAATTCCTGTTGTATTATTTTTCTTAAATCTTGATCGCTCATATAAGCTTAATAACGAGAAAAGTTGTATTTAAAATAGCAACAGCCCAACCAGCTAATGCTTTAACTTTTTCTTGTCTAATTTGTTTATCTTTTATTAAAATAACTTCGTTTTTAATATCTAACATCCCAATATAGTGCCCCTCATTTTCTTTATACAAAGATATAATAGAGTCTTGAGTAGCTGCAAGTGAATCTTGACTAGCAACTATATTAGATAAAATATACACAGAATCTCTTGCTACTACAAGTTGACTTTTAACAAGTTCGCACTCGTTTTTAAAAATTAAGGCATTTTTTAGTGTACGGCAAGGTACAGAGCAGTACTCTTCTTTATTGGAAAGCGTTTGTGAACTCGCTAACCAAGGCATCGCCAGTAAGCCCAGTAATACGATTATGTTCTTCATTGTATTTACGTTTAAATAGGTCAGCTTTGGCTTGTAAATCTGCTAGTTTAGCTTTGTCTTCTTGAATTTGAAGTTTGTAACTAGTAGCTACGCTATCTAATTTAGTGATTTTAGCGTGTGTAGAGTCAACTTGAGCTTGAAGCGAGTCATTAGCTCGCTCAAGCTCGTTGATTTTGTCATTTAAGTCAGTACTATGATCTAACCTTCTATAAACAGCAATTATAACAAGGATTAGAGCAACGTAACTTAAAATTCTAGTATATTTTTTCATTAACTAAGTTTTGACACCTTGTCTTCGATCTCAATTTTAGCTTTTGACCACTCTTCAGCGTACTTGTCTTTATCTAAAACACGGTTTGCATTATCTACAATACCCTTGTCTCTCATATCTTTTAAGAAGGCTTTAACAAGTTTACCTTTTTCTTGAGCACGGAGTTGAGCAGCTTTACCTTTTTCAACTTTACCACCTGATTTGGCTAATTTACGTAGCTCTAGATCTGAAGGTCCTTCTTCATCATCTGTAGTGTATGATTTATTTAAAGAAGAGGTAGAGAATTTAGGTTCTTTTTTCTTGGTTGGGGTTGCTGATTTAGGACGACCACGCATTCCACCTTCTTTTTTCTCTTTAGCTGGTTTATCTGGATCTGCTTTGCGTCCGCGTTGACCAACTTCTCTTTCACCTCTTACAAGATCGATAAATTTGTTAAGTTGGTTATCAAATAAATCGTCGTCTGGTCCTAGAGCGGCTTGAACGTCATCGTCAGCTTTAATAGCTTTACGTACGTCTTTTTTTTCAGCATCTTTATTTTTTTCGATTACTTTTTCGATTGCTACTTTTAGATCACCTGCGATCTTAGCCATTTCCATGAGAGCATCTTCTTCTTGAAGAGTTACACTACCCCCAGATTCAAGATCTTTTAAAGCAGCAGTTTTAGCTTGGGTATTTAAACTACCAAATTTTGGATCTTTTTGTAAATCAGCTTTAGCATCTTTTCCGGCATAAGTAGCCTCTTCAAGTTCACTAATGATCATCTCGCGAATAGCGGACTTCAATTCAGATATTTTCATCTCTAGATATAATTATAGTTTTCTTATAAATATTACAGACCTAACTGAAATTTAAGCTGTTTAATACGCTCTTCAGTAGATCCTTCTAGAATACCATAATTTTTGATAAGTGAACGTTTAGATTTGATCTGATTAGTGATTATAAAATCAATTAGAGCACGATATTCAAGATCAGTTTCACGAACACCATTATCTTCCATATCAACTCCTTCAGGAGAAACATAAAAAATATAATCATAATCTTTGATTAACAATGTAGCTACCTGCTCAAAATCGTATTTTTCAACGTGATCCATTGATTTAGAAGCACGAGTAAAAGCAATAACATCAATTACAGTACGATCTGTAATAATGTTTTCTTGAAGTAGCTCTAGAGAACGTTCTGCTAAAAACACCAATTGACCTTTAAAAGTCGAATCAGTATTCAATGGAATACCCTGCTCCATTAAATATTTTGAACGTTCAGTTCTAAACATATAATCTTTGAACTCTGGGAGTTCTTTAAGTGCATTGACAAGAGTAGTTTTACCCACACTCATTGTACCACATAATCCTATTTTCATTGTTGTGAATCTCCTGGGAATACTCTATAACTATCTTCTTCGTAATGTTTTGTAGATACCTCAAAAATTGTAGCACCTTGTGTAAGTGCCCTCAATTGGTGGGGTTGTCCACACTCTAAATCTACGACATCTCCTTGACGAATCACAGTTGATTGAACCGAAGCTTTTTCAGTGTCAATCCAACTATATTCAAATTCTCCTTCAGCTACATACCATGATTCTTCTTTAATCAAATGGTAGTGCATTGAGAATTTCTTGCCTTTTTCAAATACTAGGAGTTTACCACAGTACAGTTCGTGGTTTACAATCCATAGCTCGTGTCCCCAAGCTTTCTCGTGAATTTCTCCTTGACGTGGGATTGGTTGATATTTATGCCCCATTAGAATCGTGTAGTTCCTCGCATTGAGGGATTTTTATACCAAGGCAAACCTTCTCTGTTTTTGCGGGCTTCTTCCCATTGCTCCAGAGTTAGTTGTTTACCGTACAAATAATATTCTTTCTTATGCTCTGTTTCTTCGCCTTCGATAGGGGCAACAGCAGGTCCTTCCCAATTGTGGTATTTCCAAGCTGCGCTACCACTTTCTTTAAAAAAATAGTGGTATGCTCCTTTAGACCTCATTCGGCGTTCTTCGTAAATTGTTTCTTTTTTCATGCGTAATGGCTAATAAATTCCGGATATTCGGTATCGCGAAGGTAATAAGAAAGAATGTCTTCGGCAACGTATATTGCCTGAGCTCCTGAAACTGTAATACCACGAGCTGACAAAGCATCTCCTACAAAGTGTACATTTGGAAACTTGGTTAGAGACAAGTTACGGTAGTTTACAAGTGGTTCAGGTGAAAGATATTTTACTTCAGGCATATAAATTCCCCAATCATCACCTAATGTTGGGAATACAATTTGCATTTCTGTAATAAAATCTTCAATGTATTGAGCATATTCTTCACCTAATGCTTCAAACAAGGGATCCATATTATCAACTTGAACTGCTGATACTTCATTACCTTCAGATGTAGTAGATGGTTTACGTGAAGGGCTATAGTAAGTGCCAGTACCATTTACTTGAAGTTTTTTAACTGCCTCTCTTGACCATTCAAAAGGATTAGAAATACCATTGATTTCCATCAAGATGCCAAAATTGGTCATATCGTTTCGGTAACGCATATCTTTTTTAGCGTGACCATTGTAACTGTGATCACCATATGTTTCTTCTACAGCAACATAAGCGGCGTTATTGTTTGTACAGAATGAGCGAAGCGAAACACCTTTATCTTCAAATTTTTTATACAACTTAAAGTCGTATGAAATATCAATCAACTTTTGGAAGTGTTTTTG